GGGTAATTGTTTAATGGAAAAAGAATCTGCTTGGAAAAAATATAAAAAAAATCTTGGAGATACTAGACCTTGGCACCTTGTTAATTTAAAAGATTATGTTTCTGAAGAAATATCTAATAACAGATATTCAATATGTATGGAATGTCCAGAATTAATAAAATTAACAAAACAGTGCAAAAAATGTGGGTGTTTTATGGCAGCAAAAACAAAGTTAGAAAAGGCAGCATGTCCAATAGGTAATTGGTAGCATGAAATCTCCATATTTGTTAAAAACTATTTTTCCAGAAAAAGAGCATAAAGAATTACAAAATCTTGCTATGTATTTGTGGTCAACAGACAAAACTACCTTTGATGAAAGTTTTGGAAGACATCAGTGGACAATCTGGGAAGGGGATCCTAAAGAAAATATAAAACCATTAAAGAAATTTCATGAAATGTTGCTACCACTAGCAAAAGAACAGTTTGAATCAGAAACTCTTTTGCCATCATGGTCTCTTATAAGTATTTATGAAACCAATAAAGCAAAACTGTGGAAACATAAAGACGATAATGCTTGTACATATCATATGAATTATACTATTTTTCATAAAACACCCTGGGATTTTTATGTAGAGGGAAAAAGGTTTCAGCCAGAAGAAAACGACATGGTAATATCTTATGGAAATGATCAAGAGCACTGGAGGCTAGATTTTCCTAATCCAGAAACAAATTTAGTTGCAAATGCTTTCTTTTTTTATGTAGAGCCAAACCATTGGTTTTTTACTGAAGGTCCACAGTATTTATATACAAAAATAAGAAATAAATAATGAAAAAACTATTAGTCAGTGTTGTAAATTATTGTGATCCAGAGTTTTATTCAACAATATTTTCTTTGTGGAGTCAAGCAAAAAATAAAAAAGAATTGTATTTTTCTATTGTGTCAGAAGATAATAAACAATATAACTTATCTTTTATACCAAACAAACAATTATTTTATAGACATTTTGATTTATCAGAATATAGAGGTGGAGTTTGTTGGGCTAGAGAATTAGCAACACAGGTAGATATTGAATATGATTATTTTATACAGTTTGATTCACACACACATGCATCTCCAGGTTGGGATGTAATGGCTATTGAAAGATATGAAAAACTAAAAATTAATGATGAAAATTTTATTATTTGTTATGCCCCAGCAGATTACGAAATAATGCCAAGCGGTGCAATTAATCTTGATGCAATAGTCAAATCATCCATGTACGGTTCTTTTTTTGCTGAATTAATTCCAGGCTTTAAATTTCCAGGATACAGTGTATTAGAAATAGATCAAGTTGTGCGTTCATATTGGGCAACATGTTGTTATCTTTTTGCACCTAAAAAATGGGTTAACGAAGTTGGAATTAATGATGAAGAATCTTTTAACACAGAAGAGTTTGCTTTATCATTAAGAACTTATGCAAAAAATTGGAAAATATACTCTATTGGAACAAGAGATGTTTTTCATAATCAGTCACACCGTCAAGCAAACGGTTCGGTAACAAGAGAAATCCTTAGACCTTGGGCAGACGACAGAAAAGAACCTTATTGGAAACATGTTGAAGAATCAACTAACAGGCTTTCTATGTTGATGTCTGGACAACTAGACGTTCCAAAAGAAAAAGTTTCTGCGTTTTTTATAGAGTCTGGAATAGACACAAAATATTTAGAGTTTATTCCAAATTATGTTTCGCACGTATTTGTAGAACATAGATCTCTTGGGATGCCTCCAAGACGAGACAAATAAAAACCCTCCAAACCAAAAGCAAGGAGGGTATTTTTATATTTAATCTTTACGCTTTACATGGATACTTGTTGTACCATTCTTGGTACCGTGGTCCGTTCACAGAACTCCATGCTGACCAATCTTTACCACCCTTAGTCATGTGAAATGTTATTTGTGAATTAGTAACTGGGTTAAATAATTCAACGTTAGAGTCAAGATCGAATTTTTCTCTACGATCAGGACCCAGTTTTCCTATCATGTTTATTTGAAATACTCCATAAGAACTATCTCCAGTTTCTGAGTTGCCATTAAAAGCAAAAGGTCTTCCATTAGATTCAGCCTTTGCAATTGCACATGCTGTTCTTAATTTATCACCTTTAAACCCTATAGCCTTCAATAGGTCAACTAACTGGCTATCAGTTAATTTATGAGCATTTTCATATTTTTTTAATATACTCTCCTTAGAAACCAGAAAAGCCCCTGTAGGGGCTGGAACGGCTTCAACGGATGGTTTAGTCAATAAATTATTATCTAAAGCATTAGCAGAATTGCTAAAAGGCGCAACCAAGCCAACGATAGATAGTAACCCCAACCAAACCTTTTTTTCAATGTTTCTCATTAGTGTTACCTCCTTAGAAACAAAAACTACCTTTCGGTAGTACATTAATTATAACATGATTTAGGGATTTAAGTCAACTTTATCAATATACCCGAACATTTATTAAAAATATTACAGTATGAAGTGGTATAATAATAAGATTATGGCAACTGGTGTAACTGCAAACTATGACCTTCCTTATCCGCTTTCTAGCGATCCAGTAGATATTCATGGAGATTTACAAGAATTAGCAGAGCAAATCGAACTTATCTTGCCTATTCTTGTAAATCATACAATAGAAGTTAGAAATATAAGTGGTTCAACAATTGCAAAAGCAACACCAGTTTATGTAACTGGATTTAATACAAAAACAACAATTGAAAAATGTGATTCCGATAATATTAGTACATTTCCAGTATTAGGATTAACAAGTTCTGCAATTGCAAATAACTCAGATGGCGTTGTTACTATCTCTGGAGTAATTCTTGATGCAAATACAACTTCTTTTACCGCTGGAAATGTTCTTTATGTTGCAGATGGTGGAGGACTAACAGCAACACAGCCAGCAACTGGTTCTGGTGCGGTAGCAATAGTAGGAAAGTCTAACGCAACAACTGGAATATTAGTTGTTGGTCAGCCAAAAGGCAACGGCACATGGGGATCACTGAAAGCAGGTTTATCATAATGGCAATACTGAGATCACAACAACAAAGTTCTTATTCTGTTGGCTTAACACCACCTACCGTAACTTGGACGGTAGTTAGAGGAGACACTGCAGCATTTAGAGTATATGTAACAGACGACAATAAAGATCCATTAGTTATTGAAGACTGGAACATTGCAATGGAAATTAAAAGACCAAATACTAAACCAGGAGAGTTTACAGATGATGCAGAGTTAATTGTAGAATTAGCACCTTCTCCAACAGAAACAGATTTAGACGGAGAGTTTACAGTTTCACTAAGTGCAAATGATTCAACAATGCTAGAGACTGGCGATATCTTTGATATTGAATTAAGTGATGAGAGTAGGGTTTGGACGGTAGCCAGAGGAACAATGATAATTATTGAAGATGTAACAAATAGCGAGTCGTAATGGCTTTAGCAATAATTATTGATGAAACTACACAAAGAACCAAAAAGATTGAGTCAGTAGATTACGCAGTTGCTAAAATTATTCCAATAAACACTGGAATAAAAATTAGTGAAATTTTACCTTTTAGAATTAGATTTACTACAATTGGAATACCTTCTCCATATTCTGGAGTACCTGGAATTGGACTTCAAATTATTGGAATTAATAACTATATTCTTTAATAATATGATATAATTCCTATATGGCTAAAGTATCGCTCTCAGCAGTAAAAGCATTATTTCAAACTGGAGATAGACCAACCCAGGAAAACTATGTTGATTTAATTGACACCCTGTCAGCACAAGCAACAGATTTGGGTAGTTCTGGAAATAACGAATCAACAATTAATGGCATTGAAAATTCAACAGTATTTGACAACTTTTTAGCAAGCGAATTTAGATCAATGAGATATGTAATCTCAATTAAAAAGACTTCTGGAGGCGCAAATAAATATTACGCCACAGAGATGAATATTCTTGTAGATGGAACAGGTGTTTCAGTTACAGAATATGCAACGATAGACAACGATGGGAATATTGGCACCATCTCTGTTTCACGGGCTGGAGATACAGTTTCACTAACTGTTGTTCCAGTGGGAGGACAAACCCCTATAACTCTACGCTACATGCGTATGGGATTAAAGGCTTAACCAAGGAGATAAAAGATGGCAACCGTAACAAAAGATTTTAGAGTAAAAGCGGGACTGGTAGTTGAAGGATCAACTGCGACCGTTAACTCTCACGATATATTAACAGAAGCATTAGTAGACGCAAAAGGTGATTTACTAGTAGCATCTGCTGCAGACGCAGTAACTCGTCTCGCCGTTGGAACCGATAACTATGTTCTTACTGCAGACTCAAATGCAACAAATGGAATTGCCTGGAAAGCACCAGCAGCAGTTGGTGTTTTTGA